ATCAGTATAGTCTTGGCGGTATAGTTAGTGCGAGCATTGGTATGCGTGGCGTAAGTAAATTCTTTGGAGGCAAAAAATGAGTGCAGAAAACTTTGATAAGTGCTTGAAAATGTTGTTAAAACACGAAGGGGGATTTGTAAATCATCCAGATGATCCCGGAGGTATCACAAATTTGGGAGTCACTAAAAAGGTGTACGACGAGTGGATTGGTCGTGAGTCTACGGAGCAAGAAATGCGTGACCTAACACCTGATGATGTTGGCCCGATATACAAGAAAAACTACTGGAATCGAGTTAAAGGAGATTCACTTTATTCTGGTTTGGATTGGGCCTGCTTTGATTGGGCCGTAAATTCCGGTTCAGGTAGACCTGCAAAAGCTGTGCAACGAGCAGTGGGCGCTACGCAAGACGGAGCCATTGGCCCCGCTACACTTGCATTGGTCATGGAAAAAGACCCTAAATTTATCATTGAGTATGTCCATGATGTACGTCAGGGATTTTACGAAAGTTTAGATACGTTTAAAACATTTGGACGTGGATGGACTAGGCGCAACAAGGAAACGTTAGAGCAATCTTTAAAAATGATATAAATTGTTCGGTTTATTTTTAAAAACTAAATAAAATTAACAATTGTTCGGCTTAAAGCTAACTCTAGCATAAGCCGAATTTTTGTGTATAATCCTTTCAACAGGAGTCTGCTGATGCCGTTACAAAAACTTCAATTTCGTCCGGGTGTAAACCGTGAAACTACGTCTTACAGCAACGAAGGCGGCTGGTTTGATATGGATAAAGTTAGATTTCGATTTGGATACCCTGAAAAAATTGGAGGATGGATTAAATCTTCTGCAAGTACATTCCTTGGAACGTGCCGCGCCTTGCACCCTTGGGTTGCTCTTGATGGAACTAATTATTTAGGTGTTGGAACTCATTTAAAATACTATATAAATCAGGGTGGTTCTTACAACGACATTACACCTATCCGATTAACAACATCTGCTGGTGATGTAACTTTTTCTGCAAACGCAAATACTCTTGCTGCTTCTGCAACCGCTATTCAAACTACTTTAACCTTAACGTCTAGTTCAGGCTTCCCAACTTCAGGTCGAGTTAAGATTAATAGTGAAATTATTACTTATGCAGCTTTAAATGGAAACAATCTTACTGGTTGTGTGCGTGGCGTAAACGATACAGCCGCTGCATCTCATTCTTCCAGTGCTGCTGTATTATGCGCAACTCTAATCGTAACAGATGCTGATCATGGTGCTCTTGAAAATGATTTTGTTACTTTTTCTGGGTCTGCAAGCCTTGGTGGAAACGTAACTGCGGCTATAGTAAACCAAGAATATCAAATTACAACTATTGTTAGCAGTAGCATCTATCAAGTCGAAGCTAGAATAGTTGAATCTATCAGCAGTATTACAGAATCTTATGGTTTAAATGAAACATTTGTTTTTGCAAGCACTTCTGATTCAGCTAGCGGCGGTAGTTCTGTTGTTGGAGCTTACCAGATAAACACTGGCCTTGATACAACTATTGTGGGTAACGGATGGAGCGCTGGTGGTTGGGGTAGAAGCACTTGGGGTTCTGCCGCTGATTTAACAGCATCTGGAGACACACTTAGAATTTGGTCACATGATAATTTTGGTGAAGACCTCGTTATTAATGTGCGAGATGGTGGACTGTTTTATTGGGATAAATCTGCAAACTCTGGAACTACATTTGGTCGTGCTGTCGATCTTTCTAGTATAACAGGGGCTAACAAAGCTCCAGTTATAGCAAAACAAGTTATTGTATCTGACATAGACCGTCACGTTATAGCATTTGGCTGTGATTCAGAAACTAATCCCGGAGTTCAAGACCCTTTATTAATTCGTTTTTCAGATCAAGAAAATGTTACAGAATGGCAATCACTTGCAACTAATACGGCTGGTGACTTGCGTATTGGTTCAGGCTCTAAGATTGTAACTGCTGTAGAAACTCGCCAGCAAGTCCTAGTGTTTACTGACGTTTCATTACACGCCATGCAATTTTTAGGCCCACCATTTACCTTTGGTATTAATTCTATTTCTGAAGGTATTACTATAGCAAGTCCGCTTGCTGCTATTGCCGTTGAGGACAACGTATTCTGGATGGGTGCTGAAGAGTTTTATGTTTATGGCGGAACAGTGCAACGACTTCCTTGTTCTGTTCGAGATTATGTCTTTTCAAATATTAACAGTAATCAACTTGAAAAAGTTACTGCTGGTGTAAATTCTGCATTCTCCGAAGTTACTTGGTTTTATCCTTCAGCATCTAGTGAAGAAAACGATAGCTATGTAACTTACAATTATGAGCAAAAGATATGGTATTATGGAACTATGTCACGCACTGTATGGTTGGATCGTGGTGTAAATGCAGACCCTATAGCGGCTGGTGATGACCACTTCCTATACTTACAAGAAGTTGGCTTTGATGATGGAAGCACAAGTCCTGCTACCGCTATATCTTCGTATATTGAAAGCAGTCAGATGGATTTAGGAGATGGCGAACAATTTGCCTTTATGCGCCGTTTAATTCCAGACATGACGTTTAGAAACTCTACGGCAGCAGTGCCTAGCGCAACTATGACGCTTAAAGTTAGAAACTTCCCCGGAGGTAATTATCTTGACTCAAATGCAAATTCTATAACAAAAACAGCAAGTGTGCCTATAGAACAATTTACAGAACAGGTATTTGTTCGGCTTAGAGGCAGATCATTTGCATTTAGGATTGAAAGTGAAGATACTGGGGTTGCATGGCGGTTAGGCTCTCCACGGGTTGACATTAGACCTGACGGGAGGCGTTAATGTCAAGAAATTTAGTCCTACCGTTCTTTCCTGTACCTCCAGAAGAGTACAGTAAAGAATATATGGCAGAAATAATGAGATCATTTACCGTGTATTTGACTCAAATGCAGAATCCCGGCGAAGGTCGTAATACAGGTTTAAACCTTACAAACCTGCAAACAGACGATCAAGGTTTAGCTCCGGGCGAATTGTTTAATTATAGAGACGCTTCTGGAATGATGGGGTATGTAAAGATTACATTGGCAGATACTTCTAATCTAAGAGGCAATACCGCAACAGGTGGAGTAGGAGCAACAACGGTGACAATAGCATGACTGATACAATTATTACAATGGAAGACGGCTCAAAATGGAAGCCTGCAATTAGCAAAGATACTGTTTGTTGCGCAAACTGTAAAAATGAGGTAGATACACCGGAAGAGATTGCGTCCTATCCGGATGGTAACTGTCCAGATTGCGGTGAAAGCTGGGTTGGGACGGAAGAAAGAAGCACAAGTATTCAAGTTACGGCCCCTGAAGGAATTTCTGGGTCAACGCTCTAGTATTTTGTTAAAACATTTGTTATCTTAAAGACATTAAACACGAGGTTGGTATAATGCAGAACATGGCTGGATATGGAAGAAACGGTGACACTACTATGGGACACCTAACTCCGGGTGAAACAATTGTTCCACAGCAGGTTCTTCAACAGAACCCACAAGTAGCTCGTGGCCTTGGTCGTGCGTTTACAGATTCAGGTGTTGATCCTAGTCGTTATGTTGTTGGATCAGGTCAAAACAGCATCAATCCTGTAACTGGTGAAAGAGAATTTTTTCTTGATAAAGTACTTGGCGCTATTATGGGAAACCCTTCAATATCAGGCGCTCTTGGAAATCTTGCACTGCGAAAGATACAAGGAAAAGATGTAGGTCTTCGTGATGCTTTATTAGGTGGACTAGCCGGTGGATTAGGCGGTGCTATGGCAAAAGGCGGAACAGGAATACCATTTTTAGATAACCTTGGCCAATCTGATATGGGAAATTTTATTAAAACAGGAACAAATGTTGGAGGCCGTGGTTCAGAAGTAGACGCGATTAAAGAAGCAGTAACAAAGGCAGCAGCTAATCAGTCAAAAAGAACCGAAGGTCTTTTAGGTATAGGTGAAATGTTTGGCTTTGATAACGTCGATAGCGGAATTGGCCGGTTTCTTAATACAAAAGCAGGCGAAGGCATAGTTTCTGGACTTGCATCTCAATTAGCGGATAGTTTGTTTAGCAAAGATGAAGACCCTGATCCATATGGAAGTATGGCTAGAGCTACAAGAGGAGCAGGTCAAGCACCTGTAACTCTTCGTCAACGTGCTCCACGCAGGCAAACAGATATTTTGTATAGAAACGAAGGCGGACCAGCTTATTTTCCTCGTAGAAATGGTGGAATAATGCCAAGCGAAGGTTCTGGGACTAAAGATGACGTACCTGCAATGCTGACTGCTGGTGAGTTTGTAATGACTCGTGATGCAGTTGAGGGTGCAGGTGGTATTAATAATATGTATAGCATGATGGATAAGTTCGAGAGGAAAGCCTAATGGTTGATGAAGTAACAAGCACCCAGATAAGACAACTTCCAGCTTATATGCAGGAATACGATGAGGCGTTGCTTCAGCGTATTTTTGGCGCTCCTGACGATGATGGCGTTCTAACAGGTGGACTAATTGATGATCCAAATTTGTTCGGAGTTCCTGATCAAGTTCAAGCTAGTGAAGACCCGCTTCAAAGCTCTGTATATGGAACATTTGACACTCAAGAAAAACGACAAGCATTTATGGATCGTGCTCAACCGTATTTTATGGATGGAAACGGCATTGCGCGATATTTACCACAAGCATCTGCTAATTTTGATGCAGGTTCATCTACTATAGCAGATTCACTTGCAAATTATTTCCCTGATGCAAAAAATTATTTACAACAAGGTGTTGGCGGAGTTAATACAAAAGGTTTTTACGATACAGAACTTGCAGGCGCAAAATTACGAGCCGATCAATCAACACAATCTTTTAACGCACAAGACCGAGCGAATTCACTTCTTGGCGATGCTCGTAGCGCAATTCAAGGCGGTTTGGGTAGCTTTAACCCATCTTCTGCTGAATCATTTATGAACCCATACAAAGAACAAGTTATTGATGCTACTTTAAGCAAAATAGACCGTGAGGGCGCAAAACGGCGTCAAGGTGACGCTGCTACTGCAATTAGTAAAGGTGCGTTTGGTGGGTCACGTTCGGGTGTTCAAGCCGCTGAAACAGAAAGAGCTATTGAGGAAGCTAAACAGGCAACTATTTCTCAATTGATGTCTCAAGGTTACGATAAGTCTTTAGCTGGAGCGCAAGGTGCATATGAAAATGCGGCAAAGCGTGGCATAGCTGGTGGTCAGCAACTTGGATCAATTGCTTCAACTCAACTTGGTACGGAAGCAAAGAGCTTTGAAGGTGCTGAAGGTCGTTTACTTAAAGCGGCTGATATGTATCGTAGCATGGGTCTATCCAGTGCTGAAGCGCAAGCTCGTGCTGGTGAAGATGAAAGAAAACGTAATTTAGAAGCAGGTCGCCTTGTGGGTGGACTTGGATCAAGCATGGGTCAACTAGGTGGAGCACAAGCTAACATTGGCAAGGCATACGGACAGTTAGCAGGAACATCTGCTGATATTGGTCGAGTTTATGCTGGAATGGCACCTAAAGACTTAGCAACTATGTATGAACTTGGTGGAAAACAACGTCAGTACAATCAACAGTACAACGATTTTGCTCGCCAAAACCAATTGGCTAATACTCAGCAAGCTTTGGCACCTTACAGTTATGCACAAAATTTCTTAACGGGAGCACCTTCTGCATCAATGTATTCGCAATATAATTCGGCTCCAAGCCAAGCGCCTAATCCTTTCTTGCAAGGCGTTGGCGGTTATGCAACTTTTCAGGGTCTAAACTCTTCTAAATAAAAGGTAAATAATATGGCTGATCCTAGTGGTAGCGAAATTGCAAAAACATTAAAAACCTTATTCCAAACTGAAGGCCCAGAAGCTGATGGTACTTATTTTGAAGTGCCTTCTTTTCAAAGTAGTCCCGGAGGTAGATTAGACGCGTTTAAAGAAATTAGTGAAAGATTTTCTCCAGTAACTAAAGCAGACCCTAAAAAATCTGGAATATATAAAGGAATAATTGATGATATTAATTCAAGAACAGCCGGAGCTGATGGTTTAGGTATATTTTTAGATGATCCTTTTAAGTCTAGCGAGTTAGAATTTGCTAAACGAGAAATAATAAAGAGCGCAGGATTAGATGATTTAGCTAATTCATCTATGTATCCTAGTGGTTCGAAAGGCATGTCTTTAACCAAAAAGAAAATACTAGAAGATCAAGCATCTCGAATAGAAGATATGCCGAACAACTCTTCGGTTTTTGATGAATCTGGACTTGATCAAATAGCTGCAACATTAGCTGAAGCTCAACAACCTATCTTAGACGGCTCTGCATCAAGTGGCATTGAGGCGGCTGGTGAAGGGTTAAAAGCTTCATTGTTAGATAACTCTACATCAAAGGGTCCAGATGATGGATTTAGAGGTGGAGAACCTAAAGTATTAGGTTCACAAGAAAATTTAGATGATGGATTTTCTGCCGCTTGGCAAGATGCTCAATCAATTTTAGGAATTGATGCCTCTCCCAAAGAAAGTGAAAGCAAAAAAGATTCTCTTGAAAGATATAAAAAAGAATTTTCAGAAGCTACAGGAATAGATGTTAGTGGTAAGGTTGATAAAGGCAGAGCTTTAATGTCTTTTGGTTTAGCTCTTATGCAAAATAAAGCTGGTAAAGATTTTAATGTCAGTAAAATACTTAAAGAAACTGCTGTTGCGGGTGAAGAAGCGCTTCCTGCCTTAGACAAAGCAACTGCTAATGCTAAAGCAGGCCAGCTTGCAGCAGGTCAATACGCACTTGGTCAACAAAAGGCTGATGTTGCAGCAGAGCGTGCTGCAATATCATCTAGTGCAAAATTCAAAAACGATTTGTATTTAAAGTTTTATGATTCCTCTCTAAAGCGCGAAGAAAATCTTTTAGAAAGTAAGCTAACCATTCAAGAGCAAATGGCAGAAGCTAAAGCGGCAGGAAAAGATTTTACTAAAGTTGACGGTAGAACATATGCAGTAGGCCAAGGGTCTGCGGCTTCTTGGGAAGTAAAGTATGTATATGATAGCACAGACCCCAATGGAGGATTCCTATTAAAACCAGAGAATGCAATTAAAAAGCATATACAGGGACGAGAGGGAGTTACTGACGCGAGGGAATTGATTACTGGGTTAAAGGGAGCCGCCGCAGAAATAGCTGAAGGTGGAGGTAGTAAAGCTTTTGTATATGACAAACTTCTTTCTTTCGGAAAAGCGGTAATGCCTGCTAACTATTTAACTGGACAACCTACTAATGTTGAAGATTATGACAAAGGTGTAAAATCAATATTAGCTGAATTTAAAAGGTTTTTAACACAAGAAACAGGTAACGGAATTTCTGATAAAGATGTTGAAATGTGGACTAAAGATTTAATGGGGAATCAAACCATATTTTCAAACCTTGATGCGACTAATTTAGCTTTAGATAAATTAGATAGAATTTTTTACAAAAAAGAAAAAGAATTTGATGGCGCGTTAGAAGAATTACTTGACCCGACTAATCACGAAAAAAGCACTCGTGCTGAAATATTGAAAAAATTTGGAACTTACGATGACTTAAAAGGTCAAGGAGACCTTGTATTTGTTGACGGAAAAATTCAAAGGATAAAAAAATAATGGGAACTATTGAGTTAGAAATTGAACCCGGAAACTTTGTTCCTTTTGAAATAAAAGGTGAAGAGCCTACATATTCTGAAATGATGCAAGCTGAAAAACTTGTTCGTAAAAATGAAATGAACTCTCGTGAAAGCGGAATTTCTCCTAAAGGCTCAAGCCAATTTGACACTGAAACAGGAATTAAAGACTCATCTTTGCGCCGTCAATTAGGTGGAGCAGAAAATTATAAAGAAGAAGAAAATGTATTAGGTCGGTATGGATTTAGAGAAGGCGACTACATTCGTGATAGTCGTGGCAATCTTGCTTTAACACCGCAAGGCGCTTTACTGTTAGATATTGAAACTGATAAGCCAATTATGATTGATGAAAGTGGGTTTAGTTTAGCTGACTTGCAAGATTTTGTTGGAGAAGCTGGAGAAGAGATTGTTGGTGGTATTGCTGGTGCTATAGCTGGTCAAGCCATGATTCCTATTCCAATTCTTGGTGCAATGATTGGTGCTGGCATTGGTGCTGGTGGCGGTAAGTTTGTAGAAGAGGGCATAGAAACGCTAAGAGGAACGCAAGAAGAAAGCTTTCTTGATGTTAGCAAAGCCGCAGGTAAAGAAGCTGTTATAGCCGCCGCTGGTGAAGGTATATTCGCGGCAGTAGGTAAGGGGTTTGGAGCAGTTGCAGGGCGTGGTCGTGTTGGCAATAAGCTATCGGCTCAAGAAGCAAAAGACGCTGCCGAAGCTATAGAAGCAGGATTATTACCTTCAATGGATGCTATTGGCGCAAACTCAATTATTTCAAGACAGCAAGCAATTAGTGATAAAGTTTTAGGATCGACTGGTCGGTTGGTTAATAACAATAAAAGAATTATGGAAGACCTATCAAAATTAAGAGTTTTAGGAAGCAATGGAATTGTAGATGTAATTCAAACAGCAGATTTATTAACTAATGCAGTCAAAGCTGGAGACACAGCGCTATTAAACCAATCAAAGAAAACATCTTCTGATCTTTTGCGTCACATGGATGACATAGCTACTCAAATGGGTAAAGCCGCAGTTAAAGATGTCGATATAGATGCTGGAATACAAAAGTCTTTTAGTCAAGCGTTTAAAGAATTTGATACTCAAGCTAGAATACAGTATGAAAACATAGATAATCTTGTATCTAGCGCAACTGGTGATGCAAATATTTTTAAGACATCTGCGATAGTCAAAGACGCAGAAAGAGAACTTAATCAATTAGTGGCTGCTGGTGGTGGTAACTTAGGAAAAGTTCAAAATGCCTTGCAAGATATAATAAATCTAGGAGATAGTGCTTCTTTTGCGCAAATATACAAAGCAAGAAAATCTTTAAACGACACATGGATGGGCAACTATGGCTCTGACAGCGTTAGGTTTATGAAAGACAAGTTTCTTGGACAGCTAGATAGTCGCATTCAGCCCAAAGGTCTTGGAGCCGCTTTACGAAGCAATGCTGCTGGAAATCTTAATGAAACGCAAAAAAACTTAATGAAAGTTGCATCTAAACAATTAGTTCCAGCTAATAAATTCTTTAGAGAAGGAATGGAAAAGTTTGAGGCAGTATCTGAAGCGGCTAGTATGAAAGAACTCGCAAAAGCGATTAAGTCTGGAAGCAAAGAAGCCAACCCAGCAGGTAAGTTTGGTGATCTAATCAGAAATGACAACGCAAGACTTTTAAAAGATACAAAAAGTGCTTTAGATAAATTTGCCCCTAACACTTACGAGCCTTTGCGAAAACGTGCTGCTGGTGAATGGCTAAGAAGAAATTTAAAAGAATCTGGAGTAGGTGAGGGTTCTAAAAAGAAGTTTAGCGGCAGCAGATTTAAAGATAAATTAGACAAGCTTGGCTCTACAGCCGATGAATTGTTCGGAAAAGAAGCAGCAGGAATAAAAAAACTTGCAGATCAACTAGATGCACTTTCTTTAACTAACGTAAATCAAAGTTTAATTAATGATTTTGCAAAATCTGGTGCTGATGATGCTGGAATAAGCTTGTTGCAAAAAGTTCAAACAGCTATGGACGAAGAAGCTTTATTTAAAAAGACTTCTGTAAATGCCAAACTTCGCACTGGCGTCCTTAGTGCAGAAGAAGCTGCGGATTTAATTTCAAGTCCCGCTATGCGTGGGCCTGATGTAAAAAAATTAATAAAATACTTTAATGACGATCCTGCTCAAATGGAAAATGTGCGAAGTTATTATATGAACAACCTCATTGGTGACTTTGAAGAAACTTTCTTAACAGACAAATCTGCATTTAAGCTTTTAGCTAAAAGATTTGATTCCGCTAAAAAAACAGGTACCTTAGATGAATTGTTTAGCGCAGATCAAGCTAAAGACATTTATAAATTTGGTAGAATTATGAATGTTCTTGGTAAGTCTGCTCAAGGTGGTGATCTTGTTGCAGCTAACATTGCGGCTAACCCTCTTCAAAATCTAGGAAGAATTGCAAGATTTTTTGTAATAGGTAAACTTCTTTCAAACGAAGCAATGTATAAATCATTCGCGGCTAAATATGGAAAAGAAGCTGCAAAAGTTAAAACTCCTGAAGGTAAGATGCAAGTGTTTTTAAGTATTATGAATCAAACTGCACAATCTTTTGCAAAACAAACTGGAGTTAGGGAGGCTTCAAATGTTGTATCTTCTACAAGAGATAACGCTTCTAATTTAATAAGTGATATTCAAAATGAAATAGTTTCTGAACCTACTACGCCATCAATAAGATCACAAGGTATAGAAATACCAGAAGTAACATCTTTAAATAGATCGTTTTACAATCCAGAAGCCGTTTCTCCTATGCAGACACCTTCAGTTAGAGATCGAGCAAGGCAAAGCCCTGCGGCGGCGGCTACTCTGTTAGGTGGTTTAGGTAGCGCTGATCTTCTTTAGTCTTCTAAGACAGAAGACAGTCCACCTAGACCAACTGTGCCATAGCTATTTGGAGCTTGACGCCTAGACTTGACACTAGCATTAATATGTTCGTATGTTTCGTCGATCATACGCGCAAGTTGTCGCCCAATAGCGCGATCTTCGCTTTCAGCAATGATAACAAGTTTATCATAAGCTTCAATAGAGACGCCTACGGATTTATACTTACCGGGGTTTGGCATGGAGGTTCCTTCCCATAAATGACTTTCCCTAATGTATATAATCCCAAGCGGCGTGGGTCAAGACCCAAATACGGAAACAAAAAAGTTATCATTCAGGGTATCAAGTTTGATTCTAAATGGGAAGGCGAACATTACCTTTACCTAAAGTCGCTTGAACGAGCTGGAACAATCAAAGACCTTGAGCTACAGGTGCGATTTAACTTGATGGTTAATGATCAGAAGATATGTGCCTACATCGCTGACTTCTGTTACAAGCGCGAAGATAAAGATGGCGTATGGCATGATATTGTTGACGATGCCAAGGGCGTTGAAACTCCTGAATTTAAGCTAAAAAAGAAGCTTATGAAAGCCTGTCTAGGCATTGATATTCTATTATCGAAAAAAAGTTCTTGACAGTATATCACACTGTATGCTTATAGTTGGGACTCTAGTAACAAGCAGAAAGGAAACGACATGAAAAGTCGCGAACTATTCGAACGTCGAGAGGAACTTAAATCAGTTATTAATCAACTGAAGGGTGAATTAAATGACGTTGAAAATGAATTGTCATGCACATATTTATCTCGTGCAAGAGATGCTTTGCATGAAGAAGGTAAAGACTTTGGTACGGCTCACATCTTAGATGGCAACCGTAAAATCAAAGCAGTTTTATCTAAAAAGATTTCATGGGATCAAGATGGACTGCGTAGAGCTTTAGGCGAATTGTCTGAAGAAGATGCACGACACTATGGCAAGATGACCTTTGCCGTTGAAGAGCGCAAGTTTACAGCAGCGCCACCAACAATCAAGAGAATTCTTGAAAATTGCCGAACAACAGAAGTTGGTCGTTTCACAGTAGAATTGGATAAATAAAATGGCTTTACAAATTATTACAGCCGATCAACGTATGGCAGAGACTAAAGGCCATAAGATCGTAGTGTGTGGTCAAAGTGGTGTAGGTAAAACTACACTAGCTCGCACACTAAACCCAGACAGAACTTTGTTTATGGATTTAGAGGCTGGTGACGCGGCTATTGAAGGACATCCTATTGATGTAGTTCGACCTAGAACATGGGCAGAATGTCGTGACTTAGCTTGCTTCTTAGGTGGACCAAATCCATCACTAGCAGAAGACCAGCCGTATAGTGAGTCTCACTACAACTATGTCGAGTCTATGTATGGTGACGGATCACAAGACGTGTGGAACAAATATGACACACTTTTTGTTGACTCAATAACTGTAGCAGGTCGATTGTGCTTCCAATGGTGCTTACAGCAACCAGAAGTACGTTCTGATCGCTCTGGCAAGTTAGATACTCGTGCAGCTTATGGCTTACATGGTCGTGAAATGATGTCGTGGCTAACCCACATACAGCATATTCGATCAAAAAATGTAATATTCGTTGGTATACTTGACGAGATTACAGACGAATATGGAAGAAAACAGTATGCCCTTCAAATAGAAGGTAGCAAAACTGGTAGAGAATTGCCCGGAATTGTAGACGAAGTAATCACAATGTCAATCTTGACAGGTGATCATGGACAGTACCGAGCATTCGTGTGTCAACCTTTGAATGAATGGGGCTACCCAGCTAAAGATCGTTCTGGTAGACTTGATACACTTGAAGAACCACACTTAGGTAAGCTCATTGAGAAAATGAGCAGTGGTGGTCCAAAAACAGACAAAGAATTAACCTTTGTCGATCCTGCAACACAAATCTCTAGCGAAGGAGAAGCATAATGCTTAATCTAAATAACGTCCCACAAGACGAAAACCCACAAAATCAAGAATTTACATTAATTCCAAAAGGAACTGTAGTTCGTGCTGTAGTCTTAGTTCAGGCTGGTGACATTGAAGTCCCTGAGTTTGGTCAAGGCCAATGGTTTAAGAAATCAGCAAGTACGTCTGCAAAGTGGATGAACCTTGAATTTACTATTATTGGTGGTGATTTTGATCGTCGCAAGTTCTGGCACAGCATCTTTGTAGATGGTGATAAGCTAGGAGCAAGCGGTATGCCTCTTGCAAAAGAAATCGGTCTTCGTACATTGAAGTCAATCGTAGAAAGCGCACGAAGCATTTTACCTACTGACATGTCACCGCAAGCACAACAAAATCGTAATATCTCTGGCATGTTCGACTTGAACGCATTAGAGATTTGTGCGAAAATTGGTGTAAAGAAAGGCACTAATGGCTATCCAGATAGCAATCAGCTAATGGTGGCACTAACGCCTGAAAACAGCGAATTTTTTACCCAAGGGAATATACCGGCACAACAAACACAACCGGTTAATCAGACTGCACAACAAACGGCTCCACAGCCAACTGGTGCAGTTCCTGCATGGGCGCAAAGTTAATCTAGCGGCAAGGCCAATCTGCGCCTGCTAGAACACGGACAGGGGGGCCGTGAGCCGCTAACCCCCCAACTATTCTAGCAAATAGGTTTTATTATGATATTACGTCCTTACCAAGAGGTAGCCGTTTCTGACGCGTGTAACGCATTAGATAAGCACGGAAATACCCTTGTCGTTGCTCCTACAGGAGCTGGCAAAACAATTATGCTTTCAGCTCTAGTTGGTCAACGCCACAATAAGGGCAAAAGAATTCTAGTCATGCAACATCGTGACGAGCTTGTTAGGCAGAACAAGCAAAAGTTTGAGAAGGTTAATCCTTACATCACGACAAGCATTGTCAATGGTACAATAAAGCACTGGGATGGCGAAGCTGTGTTCTCAATGGTTCAAACAATGTCGAGGAATAAAAACCTTAGAGATCGTCCTTTATTTGATATGATTGTTATTGACGAAGCACATCATGCGGCGGCTGACACTTATCGCAAGGTTATTGACGCGGTTCTTGAAGATAACGACAAAGCAGAGATCGTAGGATTTACAGCAACGCCAAATCGTGGCGATGGTAAAGCTTTGCGGTCTGTATTTAATAACTGCTCTCACCAAATTGAATTAGCTACTTTAATCCGTGAAGGCTTTTTAGTTCGTCCTAAATCATTCGTGATTGATCTTGGAGTAGGCGAACAACTTGAAAACGTTACTAAGCGTGGCAAAGAATATGACATGGAAGAGGTTGCGGCGATCATGGATCGTCAGGTTATTAATGATCGTATCGTACAAGAGTGGAAAGAGAAGGCAGGAGATCGCAAGACCGTTGTGTTTTGTTCTACAGTTTTACACGCTGAACACGTATGCGAAGCTTTCCTAAACGCTGGAATTAAGGCAAATTTCGTAATTGGAGAAACACCAAAAGACGAACGAGCCGCGATGCTGCACGATCTTGAGTTTGGTGACACGCAGGTAATTGTGAATGTTATGGTGCTGACAGAAGGATTTGATGCTCCGCCTGTGTCCTGTATCATTCTAACTAGACCATGCTCACAAAAAGGCACAATGGTGCAGATGATTGGGCGTGGTTTGCGCATTCTTGATCCTGAGTTATACCCAAATACGATTAAGACCGATTGCGTTGTCATGGACTTTGGCACATCTATACTTACTCATGGAGCTTTAGATGAAACTGCAAACCTAGATGGAAGACCCAAAGACCCGGACGCCGAAGCGCCAACAAAAAAATGTCCAGAATGTGATAGCGAAGTTCCTTTAAATATTCGCGTATGTCCAATCTGTGAATATGAGTTCCAAAATAAAATCAAAGAAGAATTAGATAGCTTCGTTATGACTGAGTATGACCTGATGCAGATGTCTCCGTTTATGTGGATTGATGCGTTTGGAAATGGAAACGCTATGATGGCTATGGGCTTCAGTGGGTTTACTTTGGTAGGTAATATCGGAGAATACTGGATAGCCATCGTCAAGGCTCAGAATGGGCGTCCTAGAGTGGTTTCTATCGGTGATAAAGTACAAGCTATGGCAGCAGGTGATGATTTTCTCCGTGAGATTGAAGATAGCAACGCGGCTAACAAAAGTAAGCGTTGGTTAAATCAAGCGGCTACTGACAAGCAAAAGGATCATTTGCGTAGAAACGGCGTACAAATTAGCGCGATTGATTTCTCTTGGACTAAGTATAAGGCAGGATGTTGTTTGAGCTACTATTGGAATAAACAAAAGATTGATAAGATAATTTTCGAAAGAATAAAGCTGATGGAGATACAAGATGAATAGAAGCGAAATACTAAACACAGCTAAATTATACGTCACAAAAGACCGCGCATCTGATCATGGTGATATGGAAAGCAATTTTACTATGATTGCAGAATTATGGTCAATTTACTTAGGTGTAATTGTAAAGCCACATGACGTAGGTGTTATGATGAACCTCCTAAAAGTGGCACGCATTAAGTCTAACCCTAAACACTCTGACAACTGGGTGGATGGTGCAGGTTATATGGCATGTGGTGGTGAATTAGCCACACGGGAGTTATGATGCCAAGATTCGAAATGTATCTTATGCTTGCGCAGAAAAAAGAAGGTAACATTGAAACTTCTGAGTATGAAATAGTGTGCTGGGTCGATGACTCAAGCAACTTAAAAGAAATCCAATCAGTGGCTAATGAAGTGATTAATGATCACATAGAACGCGCTGAAAACCTTTTGCTGTTCGGGACTGCAAGCGTAAGGGTAAAGGGCAATGAAGTCTTAACTATTGGTTTTAGAAACAGTGAAGCAGATTCCGAAGAAATAGACGAAGCTATAGATTTGTTCGGTTTGCATGAAGGGGAGACGATACATTGACAGCAGCAAGTAACGCGCCATCCGCGCAAAAGCCACTAAAAGAGTTGGCATTTATATTAAGTAAATTTGGTTGGAATAAAAGGTTTTGCGATCTTACAGAAGAAGAAGTTCACACACTAATATTTGCCATACAAGAATCAACACCGCTAGATAAGGAGATTAAAATTGGGACACTCGAAGAAACCTACTATAAGTCAACAGGCACTTGGCCTTCTACTTCAATCCCATTCTAATGAAAATCCTATCGCAAATAATATTAAAGAAGCTGTAGATAATGCTATTGTAGCTAATGAAAGCAAGCGAGAACGCCGTTCTTATATCGGTGCGTCAAGCATTGGTGATGAGTGTCAGCGCAAGATACAGTATAGATATTTAAATTATACGATTGATGAAGACAAAGCATTTACTGCAAGAACTTTGCGTATATTCCAGTTCGGTCACGAGATTGAAGATTACGCGTCTAAATGGATAAAAGATGCAGGGTTTGATCTGCGAACTGAGCAGTCAGATGGTAAGCAGTTTGGATTTTCTATAGCTGATGGCGAAATAAAAGGTCACATAGATGGTGTTGTATGTGATGGTCCAGTTGCAATGGGCTATCCTTCCTTATGGGAATGTAAGTCAGCAAACGACAATAAGTTTAAGGCTTTTGTTCGTCATGGCGTTGCTAAAGCAAACCCAGTATATGCTACACAACTTGCGCTTTATCAAACATATATGGAGCTTCACGAAAACCCAGCTTTGTTTACTGTGGTGAATAAAAACACTTCAGAAGTTTATTACGAACTTGTTCCATATGATAAAAAATTAGCTCAACAGGCAAGCGACAAGGCAGTGAACATATTGACTGCCGCGAAAGCAGGTGACATTCTGCCTCGTATTGCTCATAGCAAAGACTTTTTTCTTTGTAAGTTTTGTGAGTTTACAGAAACTTGCTGGGGAGCTAATCAATGAATATAATGAGTTTTGGCAAGTCACCAAGGGATGTGGCGGAACGTATTTCTAAGGAAGTACCTCGTAGTATACAGCTACAGACGCTTATAGATACATATCCACAAGGTGTTCAAAGGGGTAAAGAATTCTATATAGGATCACTGCGCGGCGAAGCTGGCAGGTCTATGGTTATTAATATAGATCAAAGTAGTCCGTGGTTTCTTACAGGTAAAGACTTTGAATCTGGTGATGGCATTGGTGGTATCTGTAAGGTTTTAAAAGAAGGTAGAGGCTATACTTTAAAAGAGTGCTTCGATCTATTTGAGGTCTATGTGCAGCCTGACTATGTAGCTCCACCTGATAACATTGTTAAGCCGAACAATCCGTCTAACTTTGCTGTTACAACTGCTCAAAGTGGATTCTCAAAACCCGAACAAAAGAAAAACATTAACCCAAGCACAGATTTTGAGGACGAATATAACTATACTGATGAGAATGGTGTAGTCATTGTGTCTGTAAGAAAATACTTTGAGCGTGACTTAACTGGAGAAATTATCCGGGATGATTTGGGTAAGCCTAAAAAGCAGTTCCGTCAATTCATGGAAGGTCGCCAAGGTATTCCAGAACCCAGACCATTATATAATATTCCGAACATTTTAGGTTCAGATAAAGTTATATGGGTGGAAGGCGAAAAGTGCGCAGATGCTTTGAATGCTATTGGATACAATGCAACATGCACCATAGGTGGTGCTGGTATGTTGTCAGAAAACACATCACACAAGTTTGATTTCTCTCCTATGAAGGGCAAGAATGTAATTCTATGGCCTGATAATGATGATGCTGGCAAGAAGCTTGCCGCACTTGTAGAAAAAAACGTTAAGCTTGCTGGTGCAAAAACAGTTATGATGCTTAAAATACCATCAACCAAGCCAGAGAAGTGGGACGCTGCTGATGCTATAGATGAAGAATTTAACATTACAAAGATGTTAAGGAAGAATGAGCGAAGCGTAAAGAAACCAATCAATCTGCTTGATGAAAGCCTTTTGATTAATGAATACTTTGTTGGCTCCGCTCCAACACAAAGCTTTTTAATCGGTGATACTATACCTCTTGGAGTTCCATGTGTATTTGCCGCCGCTGGTGATAGTGGTAAAGGCATGATGACGCTAGACTTAGCAATGAAAGTTGCATCTGGAACGTCTATGCAAAGTGCGTTTGGGGGTTTAGTTGCGCAACATGGCGATGTAATTCTAATTACTGCGGAAGATGATAAAGACGAGATGCACAGACGTATTGCGCGACTTGATCCTAAAAAATCTCGCGAAACATATAGCCACAAACTTCGCATATTGCCATTGCCAAACCTTGGTGGTGTGTTTCCAATCATGCAGAAGTTTGACAATACATATTTGATGGGTGATGAATTCTCTCGAATTTATGATCAGATGTTAGAGATGGAAACATTAAAGCTAATCGTAATTGACCCTATGGCCTCGTTTGTTCACGCAGATGTAAACGCTGATCCTGCGGCTGGAGCTGCATTTATGAGTTTACTTGCGCAGATGGCTACTGAAACTGGCGCTACTGTGATGGTCAACCACCACATGGCAAAGATTAAAGACAATGATCCTGTCAAAACACCAGAACAGGCTCGTAATCTTATTCGGGGTACTTCTGCTATCGTTGATGGCGTTCGGTCTGCTTTTGCAGTCTGGTCTGTAGATGAAAGCACAGGAAAACAACGCTGTCGTGATCTTGAAATAGAATATACACGTAATGGTGTGTTTGATGGAGCTGTCGTTAAATCAAACGGGCCAGCTAATCGTGACATACGACACTTTATTCGTAACCCGAACACTGGTCTGCTAGAGGATCGCTCTGTAGATATTAGATCGCTTGTCATGTCGCATTCAGTTCGTCAACGCATGATCCACATTGTTGATTTCGTTCGAATGAGAGAAAACGAAGGACGCGCCGTGACTCATGGTGGTGCGCATGATGGAATATATCGTTCTATTCAAGAGTCAAATTCTCAAGAGCCATGCGCAGTATACCTAAAAACTGCTGGATTAGAGACAACAATTAAAAATGCGGTGACAAAAGCTTGTGCAGATGGGCTAATGCGCAAGTATTCAATGACATCATCGGGGTCTGAGAGATGGCTGGGTACAATTGATGGCCCAATGTCACGCGGTGAATATGAACGAGATACAGTTTGAGATAATATCTAGCAAAGGAATTAAAACAATGAACCAGAATAAAATAGAGCGATACCAAGACATTTATCGGGAACTTTGGGAGGCGCAAGTCAAAAAAGATCGTAATGATAACCCAAGATTAAATACAATATCTCCTAATTATAAGAAACGAAAACCTTATATATCTATATTGAAATTAGATAAAACACCAATCCCATATCGTTATCGCGTGTTGTCAAAGCAAGCGGAAACAATCAACATGTTGTTGCTCCGGGGCTTCGGGGTTAAAGATATTTCTCCAATCATACATACGTCAGAGAAAGCTATTCGAATAATTAAAGATCGTTACAATTTGCCAAGAAAAAATTAACGATTAAATCCGCCATAACCTGAGAAATTGTTCGAGTTATTTCCGTACTGCTGCGGTTGATACGGGTTTGACATCGGGGCGAAACCACCTTGACCACCATAACCTTGATTCATTCCGTAGCCTCCAAATTGTTGTGGCTGCGGACTGGGCTGTTGATATGGACTTTGTTGGTATCCACCGCCTTGCATCCCGTATTGTTGATAAGGAGTTTGCTGCGGCTGCATACCATAACCTTGCTGCATGTATGGATTTTGTTGCTGCTGCTGACCATAACCTGAAAAATTGTTCGAGTTATTGTATGGCTGCTGCCCATAATTTTGCTGCGGACGGGGCTGCATACCACCATATCCACCATATCCACCATATCCACCATATCCACCATAATTTTGCTGCGGTCTTCCGTATCCACCCTGCATTCCACCCTGCATTCCTCCGTAAAAATTCTGCTGCGGGCGCTGCATACCGCCGTAACCCGAATAATTCATTGGCTGCGGGCGCTGCATCATCTGAGGAAACTGAGGTCTGCCGAATCCACCCATAATACCTTGCGGTCTTTGCGGAGGTCTTTGAGGAAATCCACCAAACATTCCCATGCCTGTAGGTCTTTGACCACCAATACCCATACCCATGTTCGGGTTACGATACTGCTCATTCGCTTGGTATGTTTGATTTGCACCATAGCTACCTATTAAATTTCTTTGAACTTGCGTTAATCCACCCATAAAATCATCAAAAGAAGATTGATTAAACTTAGGTTTAGAATTAAAATTAGGGTTTCTTGGATTGAGAATATTACCTCCCGAAGTCATCATTTCTGCAACTAGGCCAGTGGTTGGGTCTATTTCAGGTTGAGGTTGCGAAGCCATAGAATTTTTACGTTCATCTCTAAATTGTTCAAAAGTTTGATTTTCTGTCGGTAAAACAACACGACCCATAAATCCGTTGGCTCTTTGATCTGCGGCTTCTTTCTTTAGTCTGTCATATTCGCTTCTTATCGGATCAGAAGCCCCAGATAAATTATTCATAGGGTCTATATTAAAACCACCTCTAGGAATAACGCCATCAGGTAAAAGACTAGGTTTTGGTCCTTTTCTTCTTGGATCGTTTACAAAAAAACCATCTGAAAGTTTACGATCATTTGGACCTTGCGACATACTTCCGTAACCATCATTTCCTAAACCAGTAAATTCTTTAAACTTATCTTCGAAGGCTTGACCAGCTTCCGACAATGGCATTGAGCCTGCCCGCGCATCAAAGAATGAATTGATTGTTGGGAGATTGTTAT